CTCATGTACCGGGCGGTCATGCTAGTTGACCCGGCGTTGTAGTTGCCGTAGGCGATGTGCAGGTACCACGTACCGGACACGTTGACCGCGGCGATCAGCGCATTGTTGACCCCGCCGGTGTTCACTCCCCGGCTGATGGTCCACGTCTGGCCGTTGTCGTCGGAGTAGTACAGGTAGCAGCCGGTGTCGGTGGCCGAGCCGGCGTGGACGAGGCTGGTCCAGATCCGCGATCCGGCCGTGGCGTACTGGCCGGGGGTGTTCAGGACCGGGTGCTGTGTGGTGGCGGTCGCATGCTGGACCGTGGATGCCATCAGCCCGGCAGGTTCGTGAGGGGCATCCCAGGGGGCAGCGTCAACCCGGAGTGGCGGAGCAGCCTGGTCGGTTCGTCGGGGCTGAGGTCGAACGCCTGCGCTGATCCGGCGACGAACCGGCAGCCGGTGAAGTTCAGGTCGGCGGCGGATCGCAGGCGCACCCCGCGGCCGGAGTACCGGTCGTTGACGAAGTTGAAGTCGGTGCCGCCCTTGATGTGCAGGGCGGGCTGCTTGAACAGGGCATCACTACCGCCGCTGTTCGCAGACCAAAAATTGTTGACAGCCTGAACTTTCGCCGCGTTCTCCAAATACACCGCCGCAGACCCGCCGGTGTCGGCGGTGAGGTCAGTGATCGCATCCGCCTCGCAGCAGGACCACATGAACCCGCCGAAACTCCCCGGAGCCAGGGCGACCCGCCAGCCGTAGGCAAGCCTGCGGGGGGTGCCCGGAGCGCGCAGGACCCGGCAGGCATGCCACTGCAGGTCCCGCGCGGCGGTCACATCCCAGCCGCATGCCGTGTCCGCCGTGGCCCCGGACGTCTGGTAGGCGAGGCAACCGGTGAAATCATTGGCGACGCAGTTGTTGTCGTGGGCGCGGAACATGGCGGCGGTCTGGTTGTACGCAGTCAGGTCCCGGCCTTTGCCCTGCGAGCAGGCGCCGAAGTCGAACCCGACCGCGCCGCCTCTGATCAGAATGTCATCAAGGACCCACCGGTCGACACGATCAAGGCTGATCCCAGTCGCCTGCGGGGCCGCCGTGAGATCGAGGGCGAACCCCGACATTCGCATTCCCCGTTGCGTAGTGACCCCAGGGGCGACGGTGAGCACGGACCCCGTCCCGACTCCTGATGTGGCGACGATCCGCGCTGTTTCAGCGTGGCCGCCGGGACCACGGAACGCGGGCAGGTTACGGATCCGCAAGGGCCGGGTGACCTTGATGGTCCGGCCCGCTGACGGCCAGCCACCTTCGGCCTGCCGGGTGCCGTTGAGGAACGCCTCAAAAGCGTCAGAATCGTCAGTTACACCATCGCCGACGACCCCAGTCATCGTCTAGACGCCCGTTGCATCAAGAACGAGCGCGCCGGCGGCGGCCGTGATCTGCCCCTGGGATGCGAACGTCTCCGGGACAACCCGGTGGAAGAACAGCTCGCCGACGCCGGTGATGTCCACCGCGGCGCCACCAGAAGTGAGTGCCACCTGGAACGTGTCCGTTGCCGCGCCGACCACGAAATAGATGGTGCCCTCGACCAGCCCGGCGGGGAGGGATTCGGAGAACACGTTGAAAACCATCAGCCGGTCCGTGTTGGACAGGCCATGCGCCGACGAGCTGACGGTGTTCGCGGTCACGTCAGCCGCGTTGGCTGTCCCGAATCCTTTGACGGGGGTGGCCCCGCCGAAAGGGATGTAACCAAGGTAGTTGTTGGTGTTGCCGGTGAGCGCATTGTGGAGGGTGAAGAAACCGTAGGTGCCGGCGGGGACCTCCCATGCCAGCGCCCCGGAGTTGGACCGCAACCCTGACGCTGCGGCAGCCCAACCGGGGGCCACCCGGGCGTACGCCGGTGAACCGCCGGTGGCCTCCATGCCGGTGAAGTTGGTGCCGGTCCCAGGGTCGGTCAGGTCATGCACCCCGATATGTGTGACGGCATTACCGAGGCCACCGGTCAGGGCGGCGTTACGGCCGACGTCGTTAAGTGGCACCGCGCACTCTCCTATTCAAGGTTTGACCCAACCGGGGCAGGTGATGATGGGGGGCATCTCACCCGCCCCGGATGGAGGCCGCCTACTTGCCGGTACGGCCCCGGAGGGCCATGTGCGCCTCATCTGCCAACGCCTCATCCGTCTCCGGAGTCGGCGTGCCAGACGTCACACCGGCGACCGTGTACGCCGAGTTCGGGACCCGGCTGGGCTTCACACCCAAATGCCCCTTGGCCTCCGCCTCATCGACGTTTTCCTGAATCTGCTCGGCGGTCGAGTCCGCCTTCTGCGTGTCTGACCTTGCCATCGTGGTCCCCTCCTCCTACTGCGTGGATGTTCGAGACAGGGTCACAACGACCCGGCCCCCCGGATCGGTGATGCCGGTGCCGACGGGCACCGACCGCCATTGCAGGGTGTCCCCGGCCGCGAGGACCAGATCGGCTGCCGTCCCCGACAGGGTGATCACCCTGTCGTCGTTGGCGGTCGCGTTGGTCCCGGAGGCGAAGTTCAGCGTCGCCACCGCGGCGGTCCCGGCGCCGGCCTGCCCCTTGTTGACCACGGACACGGTGCGGTTGTTCGTCGCCGCCCCGGTGATCGTGGCTGCGGGGATGTACTTCACACCGGTCACGGTGCAGGCGTACGGGGCCTGCCCGATGACGGTGTCGAGGGTGTTCCCGGCGGCGGCGACCGGCTGGACGTCGGTCTCGACGGTGGTTGTCATGGGTGCGGTCATGCGTAGCTCGCCTTCCTAAGTGGTTGAGAACGGCCAAGCGGACGAACTCAAAATCGGAGGACACCCGCCGGATAGCGGTTGGCCTCGACGGCCTGGTCGTTGTTGATGGTGTTCGCGACCTGCCAGCCCACCCGGAACGTCAGGCGCACGGCGGTCATGTCCTGCTGCGCCAGGTTGAACACGATGGCGCCGGTGTTGTCCTGGATGACGGCCTGGTCGAGGATCTTCATTGTCACGTCGTTGCGGACGCCGACGACGAACTGATCCCGGTCGATACCGATGAGACGGACGTTGGTCCCAGCTCCGCCGCCAGCAGGCCACAGACCCCGCATCGGGTAGGCGATGGGCAACCCGTCGATGGTGGCGAGGTTCCCACCGACGCGGGTCCCGTCGATCTTCTGCCCGGTGGTGTCCCGCGCCGAGCGGAGTTTCCCCCGTGCTGTCCGCGCGGCGATGAACCCGGTGACGTCGAACCCGTCGGCCTCCACCAGGTCGTACATGGCGTCCAAATCGCCGAGGAACCCGCCCTGGGCGGCGGTCTTCGCCTCGGTGAAGCTGTTCCCCGCGGCGGTCGCGGCTGCGACCACGTCGGTGGGGAAGGTGCTCGGCGCGTTGACGCCGAAGAAGACCGTCGCGTCGAGGCATCGGCCAACCGCCTCGACAAGGTACGGCTCGGCCTCATCCCAAATGTTCACGTCGACGTCGGCGACGACGTTGTCGGGGATCGGCATGATCGTGGCGATCTCTTCAATGTTGATGAACTTGTTCGCCCACGCCATTTCGGTGGTCTGCTTCAGGCCGGTGTCACCGTTGACCCAGTAGGCGATGGGCAGCGCCGACATGACCGGCACCCTGGTCTGCTTGCGGGCGACCGGGACCCGGCGGAACAGTTCGAGGGTCGCCGACTCTGTGGTGGCCTTCCCGAGCATCGACTTGAACACGTCTTCGGGGATGAGCGCACCGGCGTCGGTGCGGGTGGTGAGGCTGTCGTACGGAATGGGGATCACGTCCTTTGGTTGGTAGTCCCCATCCGTAGGGAGCTACACGTTGGGTGGGTTTAGCCGAGGCCGGCGGAGCGGCGAATGAGCGAGCTCATGTCTGTCGCCGTCGCCGGCTGGCCGTTGTCGCGGGCCTCGCGGGTGGCTGTCCGGCCGGCGAGGTACGGCTTGTCTCTGAGGACTTTCGCGACGGCCGACGCCGGGTTGGTGGGGGTGCCGTCGTCTCCTACCGCGAGGGTGTCGACGTCCATGAGCCGGTAGACGGCTTCGGGGTCGACGGCTCCGGCGGTGGCGGCGGCGGCGATGATGGCCGTGCGGGTGTTGTCGGTTTTCCGTTTGCCTTCGAGTTCGGTTGCGCGTTGTTCGGCGGCGTCGGCCCGTTCCTGGGCTTTCTGCAAGTCGGTTTTGTCGCGGTCCTCGAACTCTTTGAGCCTGCGGCGGAGCGTTTCGGCTTCCTTGTTGGCCTTGCCCAGTGCCCTGCGGACTTCCGGTGGCACGTCGCCCGCCTTCGCGGCGGGTTTGGCCGGTTCGGTGACGCCGGGGGCGAGTGTCGCCGTGTCGGTGCCACCCTCATCGGTGGTGCCGTCTTCGTCGGTGCTGTCTGCGCTGTCGGTGCTGGTTGTTTCGGACATTCCAGGC